CGTATCGCCCGTTCCACTGCTTTGTTCGATCCTCGCTCGCAAGCCAGATCAGCCAGCCGGTTGATGGCTCGTATTGTAAGCGCTGGCGAAGGCAAGCGGTGGAGGTCATCCCGCCCTCCCGTCGGGCGAAAAGCGGAATTTCATTGCCCCGAGTCGCGCAAACGATCCGAGGTCGTCACCCTCTACCTTAAAACTGAAATACCTGCCTCTTGCGCGCGGGTCAAATGCCTGCGACGAATCGGTGACGGTGAAGGGCCCATAAACCGTAGGCGGCTTCGATGGATTGATGTCGCCCTGGTCCTGCGCATAGAGGGTGATGCTGATCTGCGCACTGTTCGTCGTCTGGTCCGCGAACTTGCGCCATCGGAAGTCTGGGCGACATCTATCAACAAAAATGTAGTCCTCGCCCTCGTTGAGCAGAAAGAGGCCCGTGCGAAACCACCAGTGCATGGGTTGCGTGTCGGCGTCGCGAGCCATCTCCTGCCACATAAGCTGCGATGTGGCGCCGCTTGGTTCCGTCATCGCGGAAATCGGGTGGCCGAAGACGTTGTTGTCGACCCAGTCGGAGATCATAAGCCCGCCAAGGGCGCCGCCCCCGTAGACGTCAACCGGGGTGCCATAGTCCCACTCGCCCGTGACCCTGTTAAGCTTGACGTAGGAATCATTCTCTTGCAGCGCGCCCGCCTGCGCAGTCGCCAACGACGGGTAGAACCACATGACCTCATCGAAGCCAGAATTGGCGCCGAACCGGATACGGTCGAGGAGATTGAGGTTGAGGTTCTGGAACACGGCGTCCCAGACCTCGCACGGGAGAGGCTGGACCTGGCCTCCGGCGAAGGTCCAGAACCTGTCTCGCGACATCCAGAACACCTGACCGCCGCTGACCCCCACCGCCTTTTTGGCGATCAGGCCGCATTCCTGCGCCACCTCCATGAATCCCCAAATATCCGGGTAGCCGATGTAAGTCATCAGCCAGAAGCCGATGTCGGTCCATAGCATCGCCTGCATCGGCGCCTGAATGCCGCCGATGATCTTCGATCCGCGCGTCAAGCGATAGCTGCCCGCCTGATTGTCCACCGTTCCAACCCAGACGGTATAGTTGGCATTGTCACACCAGCGCACCAGCATCGGATCTTGTTCTGGGCTGGAGCCTGTCGAGGCGCCGTAAGCGACCAATTGCTGTTGCGGCATCGCCAGGAAGAAGCCGGTAGCGGCTTGCGGGGCCTGGGGGATCGGCTGCGCCATCAGATAACCGCTGTCAGACGCCCACTTGAAAAAGCCGAGGCCTTCCGGCTGAGCGATCAGGGTTGCGCCAAAGTTGACCATGCACCAGTCGAGCGTCGCCACGTCGAGGCCCGCCGCTGTGACAGGTGTTCCCACTGGGCCACCCGTCCCTGTATCGCCTTGGCCTCCATAATTGCCTGCGCCGTAGATGCCTGCGCCGAATGATCCCGCAGGATAGGGCGGCGATGCGACGATCCAAGTCGTCACTTGAATGTTGCCGTCGTTCTCGCTGATTGGACCGACGGAGTTTGCGGCTGTTGTGCTGAGCCCGATGGTGAAAGTATCGGCGTCAATGACGCTGAGAACGGTGTAGCTTTCCTGAACGACGACGTCGGGGAATGGCGCATTAGAACTGCCTGTAAGCGTCGTCGGCAGGAAGAACACGGCCTGACCGACTGAGAATCCTTGAGGGCGTAAGGTCGGATCGTAAGTCGAACCAGGCAGGACCACAGTGCAGATTGAACTATCGGCAATCAGCACGGTGAAAGTCGACACGACCCCAGGCGCATTGGTCACTGACGTCGTGGCAAGCACCGGCAATCCAGTACGCGGGTCGATTGCTTGAATGGTGACGGCGTCGCCGGTCAGGGGCGGTATGCTAATCGGATAGGCGCCATAGAGGATAAGGCCGCCAACAGAGACGTAATTATCGAAGACAATCGAACCGACGTTGTTCGTCACCACATTGGGGTCGACGTTGTTGACGGTGACGGTCGATGAACCGGCGGTAGTGGTGAAGGTCGGGTTCGTCAAGGCGTCGTTAGCGATGTTGAACTGGGGCGTGACGTTGGACAGAGGCACCGTGACTATGTACAGCCCCTGATCGCCGCCTGCGGCAAGGTAGAGTATGCTGTTGAAATCCGCCCAAGGCCACAGTTCGCGGACGGGGCCTGGCTGGGGGCCTGTCGTGATCGTGGGGGTGTCCTCTGGGGTGTAGTAAAATTTCCGCCAGCCGCCGAACTTCTCAGGCTGGCCGTCACGCCAGCGGATGAGATTGGACTGGACGACGCCCGCCTGAAGCAGAAGCGGCGTTTGCTCAGCGTGAACGCCAGGAACGAGCTTGACCGTCATGAACGCCATCAGGGTGGCCCCGTTGGCGCTGGCGTTTCGGACGTCATGCTCATCCAGCCATGATAGCGTTTTCTCATTTCTTCGGCCTGGGCGCTGCGGAGAAGCGTATTGTAGTTCGTCTCCCAGGACATTGCCGAGCGCGGATCGTCGGACTGCGCGCCCCAATTATGCTGATAGCCGGTCGAGGCGACCATCGCGGCGGCGAGGAACAGATCCGGCAGCAGCGAGGTCAAGAACGTCGTCTGCGTCCCATTGCCTGGCGGGGCCGAATAGAGCGGCATCGGACGGTATTTGCCGATGAGTTCAGCCAGGTAGGCGGCGTCCGGAAAGGGCCCCAGCAAGATCGTACGATCATCACTCATGGCGTAGAAAGTCGGTACGCCCGTGACCGCGCTTGCCCCGAAGGTCATCCGCAACCATTCCTTACTGACGGGATAGGCCGGTACGCGCTCGCCAACCTCTGGGTTGGTGGTTCCCGCAGGCAGAATGATGTTCACGTCCTCAAGGATGAGGAGGTTGGGCGACAGCGTTGAGAAATTGAGCGTCGAAGAACCAGCTGTGAGCGCGAGCGTTTGGGTCGAAGTGGCGGCGAGAAGGTCGAGATCGCGGTAGCAACGCTGTTCCGCCTGGTCGATCAGGGTGTGCAAGATGGCGACGAACTGGGGATCGGTGGGATTGTTATCGGGGACCGCCATTTCAGTCGCCAGGGCCGCCTGGAAGGTCGTGTAGGTATACATGGCGTCACTGGACTTTTATGATGAAGAGGAGTTGCAGGAAGGGCGGGATATTGTTGTGAGGCGTGCCACTGCCTTGCGCGTCGGTGGTGGATATGCGGGTCGCGCCCCAGTCGGTGTTGCCGACGCCCGTGCCGGAAGGCGCCAGGTTGGCGTAGCCAGTCGCGATGTAGACGGCGTTCGCGTTAGCGCCGCCGCTGTTGCCCATGGCGAGATTGCCGCCGCCAACCCCGCCAGCAATGGAGCCCGACCCTGGCCCAGTAAGGCCAACCGCGACGCCCCCGTGGACGTGGCCATCCTGCGACGCGCCATGCCCATGGCCGTAGTCACCATGGGTGTGCGAGCCCTGACTTATGGTGTGGTAATGCTCGGGATCGGGGACGTTGTGATAATGGGCGCCGGTCTCACCCCAGGTCAGCGCATGCGCCGCCTCGCCGCCGGTCTGGCCAACAACATCTCCATCCGTCATACCCATCGGAAATATTCCGATAAGATTGGGCAGATTAAAATTCGCGCCGCTGCCGCCGAACTGATAGCCAATCACAGCGAACAAAGCCGCGTAGGTCGTGGTGTCGACCGACTGACCATAGCAAGGCACCCAGTGCGCTGGCACCGTCGATTGTGGACCGCCGAACATGATAATCGAGCCAACCGGCACTTGGTTGGCGAACATCACGCTATCAATTGTTCCCAGATTGGCGTTGATCTTCGGGCCCCAAGTCCCGTTACTGCCGCCATCCTGTGGTTGAATCAGGTTATAATTCGGCGTGTAGGAATCGGCCATTTGGCGCTTATCCTCGACTAAGGATCATGGTTGCCAGGCTCCAACCGCCATGCCGAACCCGTTAGCGCCAGAAATCGCCGGGACTTGCGGCCCTACGCTATAGAGGTGCGCGAGCGTCTGCCACCAGAAGGCTGGGAAAGCCGGATTTGAAGTCAGGTCGACGGTCCCATTTGTCCACACCCCCGTATAAGGCGGAATGCCGGGACCAACCGCCCCTTCGATGGGCCCAACCGAGCCGCCGCACATGATGGCAATGCCATAGGCCGGGACAGTGATTGGAACCGGTAGCGAATATGAATTTGACCAAATGCCTGCGCTGGTCGCCGTTGCCCCCGAATGTGTCGTGACCAAGCTGCCAACGGTTACGCCAACGGTCGGCTTATTGGCCGATCCAATGAAGGTATTCGTCGTCAAGGCGAGCGTCGCCGATGCTCCCGTCGGCTCGGGAAGCTCATAGAGCCGGATTGATGCAGGATAATAACTTCCACCGGGGCCGTCAGCATTGGCGACAAGGGTCATGGCTGTCGGCCCCGAGCCCGTATCTATTGTTAGACCAGTGATGGTCTCAACCGGGGTGCGGACGGTGCCGTTGTAAGCAGTCGCGCAGACCAGCACTTGGCGGTTCGGGTTCGCCGCGCCGATGTTCACTGTGAACGAAGTGGTCAGCGCCGCTTGAATAATGGCATTGGGATTGTCGGTCCCAACCCAGATCACGCCCGCTGGCGGCGTCGTCACGGCGGCTGGCACCGACTGCGCCGAAATGTTGCCGCTCGCGTCATAGGAAGCGACGGTGAAGGTGTAGGAAGTCGAGGGTTGAGCGTTGAACGAATAAGCAAGTATGGTTACTTGCGGGATCGTCACAGAGGGCGGGGTCGTCGTAGAGGGCGGCAGCGGCCCCGGCGTAAGCAACGTTCCATTTAGATACACATTGTACCCGGCAACCGGCTGCGGGCCCGATGCCGCCGGGCTCCAGCTAAGGGTGATCAGCGCATCGTTCACCGCCGTCGCGGTCAACCCCGTCGGCACTCCTGGCGCAATGGTATTGGCGGTCCTAAAGGTCAGGTCCATTGAGGAGGTTGGCCCAGAATTCGCCCGATAGTGATAGGTGGTGTAATTCGAAAGCCCAGTCAGCGTGACGCTTGGATTGATGCCCGAACTCGCCGGGGCGTGCGCGCTATAAGCGCTGGTGAGCCCGTAATCGACCGAGTTCAGCGAACCGCCTTGCTCCGTTTGCCAGGTGATCGTCGCCTGGGTGGGAGTGGTGATGTTGACATTCTCCATCGCCACGATTGGTTTCAAGATCGCATCCGGCGTGACGCCCAAGGAATTGGCGGAGCCCTGGAGCGCAGTATAGAAGCGCCCATAAGAGTTCATGTCACCGTTGAGATCGGTGACAAAGTCGAAGCTGTTGTTGAGATAATCGGCTATCTCAGTGAACGTGACGCCGTCATCCAGCGACCGAAAATAACCGAACTGAAAGGTGCCTGGCCCGCCCCCTGCGCCCGATGGCGGCGGCAAACTTGGCGGCAAACAAGTTATATTAGTCCCGGTGCAATCGGCCCAACCATGCACGTAGAGCGCCGCTGCCGTATGACCTGGAGCGGGAAGGCCGAAGCCGAACGCCCTGATTTCAAGCAGATTCGGCACCTGGTTCCATGTCACCGCGCCATCGAGCGAATGCCAGAAAGGATAAGCATAAGGGTGAGGCCCAGGGCTTTCCTGTCCAGAAGTCCAGTAAACGGAGCCAGCAACAAAGGGATTAACCCGCATCTTGGCGTTGAAAGACATTGCGGTGAAACCCGCGCCAAGGTTGCCATCGAGCGCATTGGGATAGATCAGCGTCCAGGTCACGCCGCCATCCGTTGATCGCCAGAAGCCGGTCGTATTGCCAAAAGCGTAAAACGTTTTGGACAAGACTTTATCGGCAGCTACAATTTTCCGAGTGAGAAAATACCAGGGGTTTGGCGCAGCGCGGCACCAATTCGTTTCCGTCGGCATAATCCTCGTCCAGACAGCGCCTGGAATCGTGCTGCGATAGGCCCCGCCGCCACAACCCATGAGGACGACATCATTTTGGTCGTCCATGGCGATTGAGCCGCCCCAATTGCCATTCGCTTCCGGCGGCGGGATCGTCTGAAACAAGGTCCAACCCGCCCCTCCATCGGTCGAGTAGGACGACAGCCGATTGCTCGGGAGCCAGTTCGCAAGGATGACGACGTTGGCCGTATTGAGCGGATTGTAATCGACGCCATAGGCATAGCCGTTGCCAAACCCGGTCTGTGGAGCAAGGAGAGGATTGGCGATGATGTTGAAGTAAGTCAAAGGATAATTAATTAATGTGCCGGTATTGAAAGTATACCGGTCGCCGTAAGTGGTCAGCATCGAACCGCCTGGAATAGATTGGACGCTGTTGGCGACCAGTTGCTCGATGCCTATTGTCTGTGTTGTAAAGTTGGTCCCTACGGCGCCGGTATCATCGGGCGAGCCGTGAAAAACGCCATTGCCTGCGCTTTCATAGACGACATTAGACTGAGTTGGATCGAAGGCGACGTCACCGCAAGACATTGCCTCAAGGCCGGTGCCGCCGAGATTTTGCAGCCAAGCCAGCCATGGAGGGTCACCTGGTCCTGTCGTATAGGTATTGACAGGCGGGGCCGGGCTCCAAGTAACCCCATCATCGACTGAAGTGCGGAGCCTACCTGTATTGCCGCCGCAGACCGCAATGCGATGCGGATTTGCCGGATCAACCGTCACCGCCCATATGTTGTCACCCCCGGTGGGGATCAGCATGTGCTGCCATGTGCCCCCGGCATAGCGATAGATCGCGGAGTCTGCGCCGTTGTCGTAAGTGGAATAAAGAATTCCGGTCGTAGAGATCGCCATGTGCGCGGGATTGGTCGGAGAACCGGGCATAAGCGTCCAAGTCGCCCCGCCATCGGTCGAATGGTACACCCCATAGCCGTACGAACTGGCGTAGATTCCCTGCGTGTGGCCGCCAACCACCGGAGAGGTCGGATCGAACACCATGACATGGCCGCCGCCACCGCCGTCCCCGCAGGCGGCGAGATTTGCCGTAGGTATCGCCGCAATCGCAGTCCAGGTACTACCGCCATCATGAGTGATGAACATTCCATTTAGCGATGTGCCGGTGATAACCGTGTTCTCACTCACCGGGTCCATCGCCATGAAATGCCCCATCGTACGATTGCAGGCATTGGCGTTCTGTTGAATCTGAGCAAAGTTGGTCGCTGTCCAGTGGTAACCAAAATCGGCGCTCTTGAAGATGTAGCCGTTCCAGTACATCCACAAATGATGAGTGTTCATCGGCGCGATGAGGGTCTCATAAACGCCTGCCGCATTGTCCTCAGTGACCTGATTAGAGGGCATCGAGGACACGGTCAGCACCTGTCGCCATTGCGGCGGCGTGAGCGCCGGGTCAAAGATCCAAGCGCCGTAGGTGTCGGTGCGGACGAACTTGGTTCCATCGGGGGCCATCTGCATGCCGACGAGCCATCCGCCACCGCCAATCGGAACATCGCGCGAGGTGGTCGCGACCGGGGGCGGCGGCGTGAGGCCGTGCTTCCAAGCGAGCGCCGTCGCCGGAAGAAG